AGCAACACTGTTGGACCCTCCAGGATTACTGTGGGCAGCAACTGGGTTTAATTGGTATGAGAATAAGATACATGCTACCTTTAAGAGTGGCATTTTGTATGAAGGATGGGGAAAAAAGAAAAATAAGTTCTTCCACCCATTTCCTGCAGACAAGATGGCAATGCATTATTGTCCATGGAAGATGCAGAAATCTATTTTAGAATCTGGTCACTTTAAAGTAACTGAGAGTGAGTTATTGGATATTGATAGTGTAGATGCTGATTATGTTTTTGACTGTAGAGGTAAACCAAAAGATTACTCTAATTATAAGATACTAAAAAATCCAACAAACTCTGCTATCCTTGCAAAACCAAAATGGGATTTGACCCAAACACATTGGAGTAGTCATATTGCAACACCTGATGGATGGACTTTTGTAATACCAACACATGAAGATTCTCCATCACATGATTATTGTGTTGGGTATTGTTATAGTGATAAGTGTTCTACTGATATAGAAGCAGAATATAATTTTAGAAATATGTTTGATGTGGATATTAAAAAACACGTTAGGTATAAAAATTATGTTGCAAACAAACCAATAGATGGTAGAGTTATTCTTAATGGTAATAGATTATTTTTCTTAGAACCATTGGAGTCCTCATCAACTCAGACATACTTTGAGTGGATTAAAATGACCTGGGATTATATATTTCGCAACAAAAAAGATCCATCAGAAGAGATTAAAAAGTATATTGATCAAACTCAAAATTTTATTCTGTGGCATTATAAGTTTGGTTCAAAGTATAATACAGATTTTTGGGATCATGCAAAGTCTTTTGACATTAATGATGATTCAATGGATCAGTATATTAATTTTGCCAAGAAATCTAATAAGTATCAAATTTTACCCGAAACTTATGGTGGAGGTTCTAAAAATACTTTATATGGACAATGGCCTCCATATAGTTTTAAAGTATGGTTAGATGGTGTTGAGAATAAATAACTAAAATATTACCAGTAAAATGCCCTATCATATCAAAACAAGCAGTGTAATTAATCCTACGATTGGTGATGTATATTACAAAGGTGGCAACAGTTGGACAGAAACTTATGACGATAGAAAAGTCTATGAGAATCAGTCTGATGCGGATGCTGTCAAAGCAACAACAGTCACTATGAATGGTGTAACTTATGCTCCAAAACACTATGCTAACTCTACTGTAGTAAGTGAGTAATTAAATGCCAGAATATGAGGCTATAAGATCATCTAGACAAATTGAAAATAGAAATTTTCTAAGTCCAACTGGATTTAGATTTTCTCTTCGTAGAAGTCCAAAATCAGCATTCTTTTGCAATCAGGCCAATATTCCCGATATTCAATTGGGAATTGCAAATCAAGCAACTTACTTAAGAGATATTCCAGTTCCAGGAGATAAGATTGATTTTGGTGATTTGAATATAAGATTTTTAATTGATGAAGATCTTGGAAACTATATGGAAATTCAGAAATGGATACGTGGATTAGGATTTCCAGAAAAGTTATCCCAGTTTGATGATTTAGAAAGTCAAGCAGAAGTATTTGGAAAATATGCCAATGATCAGGATAACATTTATTCTGATGGAACTCTCAGTATACTAACTAATAACTTAATTCCAAAGTATCAAGTTTTCTTTAAAGGTCTTTTTCCATATAATTTATCTACGTTAACGTTTGATGCTACACAATCTGATCAGGAATACTTTACAGCAGACGTTGCTTTCAAGTATACTATGTACAATATAGTTGATATTAACAACAAACCTTTATGATCGATCTTGATAAACTTCAAGAGATGTGGGAAAATGATTCAAAAATTGATAGAGATAATTTACACGAAGAATCTCTAGGCATCCCCTCTCTACATGCAAAATACTTTGAACTTTACAATACCACTTTTCTTCTAAGAAAGAAAGCAGAGCAACAAAGAAAAAATATAAGACATGAACGCTATGAATACTTCAGCGGTAAATCTGATCCTGAAGTATACGTAGAAAATCCTTTCCCTAAAAAAATTAGAGATAAAGATACTATGCAAAAGTATCTTGATGCAGACGAAAAACTTTCTACAGTATGTTTAAAAATTGATTATTACGATACAATATTAGTATATGTTGAGAGTATATTAAAACAGATAACTAATCGTACATATCAAATTAAAAATGCCATTGAGTTTATGAGATTCAACGCCGGATTAGGATAATGAACGAGGAGTTCGAACCAAGTCAAGAGTTTGATTACACAGTCAATTTGACCATAGAGGATATTCACCTCTTACATCACTGTGTTTTGAAAAGGATTGAAAATTGGGAAGGTTCTCCTGCAAGACATCCAATGGAGCAAGAACATCTTTGGTACTTAAGAGATTCGTTATATAGAATGGTATTAGAATATAAGTTTGAAAATATGTAATAAATATTAGTAGATGAATGGACTTGTGTGATTGATACATCAGCCAATCTTGTTATATCTAAATCAAACGAAGTATTTTTAAAGATTGATACTGAACCTCATATAGAATATGAACTTAGAGACCACTTTAAGTTTGAGGTTCCTAATGCAAAATTTATGCCACAGTATCGTGGAAGGAATTGGAACGGAGAGATTCACCTTTATGATATGCGGTCTAAGCAGATCTATGTTGGTCTATTAGATAAGATTGTATCTTTCTGTGATAACTATGGATACAGTTATAAGTTTGAAGATAATAAATTTTATGGCACACCATTTGAAGAAAATGATAATATTTCTTTAGAAGGTGTCAAAGATTATATGAACTCTATTTGTTCACATACTCCTAGGAAGTACCAAATTGAGGGAGTATACGGAGCTCTAAAGCACAACAGAAAGCTATTGATAAGCCCCACTGCTTCTGGCAAATCGTTGATGATTTATTCTCTCGTGAGATATTATGCAAACCGAGGAGAAAAAATTCTTTTAGTTGTTCCAACGACATCTCTTGTAGAGCAGATGTACAAGGATTTTCTTGATTATGGTTGGGATGCTGAGTCATATTGTCACCGTATCTATTCGGGTAAAGAAAAAAGTAATGAAGCACCAGTAACAATTACAACCTGGCAATCTGTTTATAAACTTGATAGATCTTTCTTTGAAGACTATGGCGTCATTATAGGTGATGAAGCACACTTATTCAAGTCTAAGTCTCTCATACAGATCATGACCAAGTTGCACCATGCTAAGTATAGATTTGGATTCACTGGTACTTTAGACGGCACACAGACGCATAAGTGGGTGTTAGAGGGACTGTTTGGACCATCTTATAATGTGACAAGAACTGATGAGTTGATGAGACAGGGACATCTTTCCCAACTTGATATTCAATGCCTTGTTTTAAAACATCCACCAAAGACATTTGATGTTTATGAGGATGAGATACAGTATTTAATAGGTCACGAACAACGTAATAATTTTATTAAGAATCTAGCATTGGATCTCAAAGGAAATAGTCTTGTTCTTTTCCAAAGAGTCGAAAGTCATGGAGCAGTACTGTATGAAAAGATAAATAAAAACAAAGGTGACAACCGTAAGGTATTTTTTATACATGGTGGTGTTGATACTCAAGAAAGAGAACTAGTAAGAGAAATTACAGAAAGAGAAAACAACGCTATTATTGTTGCTTCTTATGGAACTTTTAGTACTGGTATCAACATTAAAAACCTCCATAATGTTATCTTTGCCTCTCCAAGTAAGTCAAGAGTCCGCAATCTTCAAAGTATTGGACGAGTTCTTAGAAAAGGAAAGGGAAAGGTAAAAGCAACACTATATGATATCTCAGACGATTGCTCTACAAAAAATAGAAGAAATTACACACTCAATCATTTCATAGAAAGAATTAAAATCTACAATGAAGAAAAATTTAATTATGAAATAATAACTATACAACTAAGGTAATATATGGAAGAAGATTTTTATGCAACCGTAAAACTTAAATCTGGAGAAGAGATATTTGCGAAGGTAGCAGCTTCCGAAGAAAAAGAAAGAACTATGTTGATTATATCTAATCCAATTATAGTTGAAGAATTAAAAGGGAAAAGAGGAGTAGTCGGATATAAAATAGAACCCTGGTTAAAAACAACAAGTGATGATATGTTTATCATTAAATTAGATGATGTCCTTACTTTATCGGAGTCATCAGATATTGAGATGATAATGATGTACCAAGATTATATAAGATCTGCAGATAAAGATAATAAAAACCAACCGAATATAAGTCGTAATATGGGATATCTAGGAACTGTCAATGATACCAAAGAACTTTTAGAAAAAATCTTTAAGAAGAGCTCAGAAGAACTATAGCTATCCTATCAACCCTAACAGAGTTATTCTACTGTACTTTTGAGACTTGTCAAGTAATGCTAAAGATGATATAATCTATACATATTATGAGATAAACTTATGATAAGACCTATGGCCAAAAGAAAGAGGTCAGAACATTATGTGAATAACAAAGAGTTCCTGGCAGCACTTATCAAGTACCGTGAAGACAAAGAGATTGCCTTAATTAAAGGTCTTCCTAAACCCTGTATTCCACGATATATTGGAGAGTGTTTTCTGAAGATTGCAAATCATCTATCATTCAAACCAAACTTTGTTAATTACATGTTCAAAGAGGACATGATCTCTGACGGAATTGAGAACTGTGTTCAGTACATACATAACTTTAACCCAGAGAAATCCCAGAATCCCTTTGCGTATTTCACTCAGATTATTCATTACGCTTTTCTGCGTCGTATTCAGCGAGAGAAAAGACAGTTAGAAATCAAGAACAAGATCATTGAACGGTCTGGTTACAGCGAAGTATTTGACGACAACAACACCCTTGACGGATCGAATTACAGCGAATATAATAGTATCAAAGATGCAGTGCATTCCAAGCTCCGTAATTGATGAAAGTTGCAATCATTACCGATCAACACTTTGGTGCTCGTAAAAACTCTAAGTTATTTCACGACTATTTCCTAAAGTTCTATAATGATGTGTTCTTTCCTTATCTGGAAGAGCACGGAATTACTACAGTTGTAGATATGGGAGATACCTTTGATAGTCGTAAAGGAGTTGACTTCTCTGCACTGGCATGGGCAAAGAATAATTATTATGATCGTTTAAAAGATATGGGCATCCTTGTCCATACTATTGTCGGTAATCATACTGCATATTATAAAAATACTAATGATGTTAATGCTGTGGACCTACTCCTCCGTGAGTATGATAATGTCCCAGTGTATTCAGAACCAACTGAAATATCTTTGGATAAGTTAAAAGTATTACTTATTCCTTGGATTAATTCAGAGAACCAAGAAAAATCTTTTGGTTTGATTAAAAAATCAAGCTGTAAAGTTGCTATGGGTCACCTTGAGTTGAATGGATTTAGAGCTCATAGGGGACATGTTATGGATCATGGTCACGAAAGTGACTTGTATAATAAGTATGAGAGGGTGTTCTCTGGTCACTATCATACTAGATCTGATAATGGTAAGATCTTTTATCTGGGAAACCCTTATGAGATGTTCTGGAATGATTTGGAAGACCCAAGAGGATTCACTATATTTGATACTAAAACTTTAGAACACTTTCATGTAGATAATCCATATAGGATATTCTATAATATTTACTATAATGACACACCACATCAACTTTTTGATGTTAGTCAATATGAGAATAAAATTGTAAAGGTTGTTGTACGTAAAAAAACTAGCACTAAAGATTTTGAAAAATTTATTGACAAACTTTATGAAGTTGGAGTCTCTGATCTAAAAATTGTAGAAAATTTTGTTCTGCAGGAGTCTTCTGAGTTTGAAGTCTTTGAATCGGAAGATACTATTTCTATCTTAGATAGGTATATTCATGAATCTGAAATTAACCTTGACAAGTCAAGAATTAGGAATATTATGAGAGATACCTATCAACAAGCATGTGAATTGATTTAAGATGTATATCTTGACAGTTTACGGAAAAGAAAAAGAAGGTGCATATTCTGTACTTGATGATGAAGGAGATAGAATTTTATATTTGTTTGAAGCAGAAGATGATGCTATGAGATTTGCTATGATGTTGGAAGATGATGGTAGTCCAACTATGCATGTCATAGAAATAGAAGATGATATAATGATAAAAACATGTGAACTTCATGATTATAGTTACACTATAATCACACCCAACGACATTGTAATTCCACCCAAAACAAATCATGATTTTATTTGAAAAAATTCGTTGGAAGAATTTTCTTAGCACAGGTAATCAATTTACAGAAGTAGACTTTTTAAAACACTCCACCAATCTTATTATTGGTACAAATGGTGCTGGTAAATCTACTATTCTTGATGCTTTAACCTTTTCCCTTTTTGGAAAATCTTTTCGTAAGATTAATAAACCTCAACTTATTAATTCTGTAAATGATAAAGACTGTGTAGTTGAAGTTGAATTTTCTATCGGTGGTGTGGGATGGAAGATTGAACGTGGAATTAAACCTGCAATATTTAAAGTTTGGCGAGATGATAACCTTTTAGATCAAGCAGCAGCTGCCGCAGATCAACAAAAATGGTTAGAGCAGAATGTTCTTAAAATGAACTACAAGTCTTTTACTCAGATTGTAATTTTGGGTAGTAGTACTTTTGTCCCTTTCATGCAATTAACTTCTACTAATAGAAGGGATGTTATTGAAGACTTGTTGGATATTCGTATTTTTTCTTCTATGAATAATGTGATTAAAGATAAAATCCGACTAACCAGAGAAGATGTAAAAGTTTTGGAATTAAAAAAAGAATCACTTAGTGATAAAGTTACGATGCAGGAAAACTTTATCGAAGAACTTGAGAGTCGTGGTAAAGAAAATATTAAAGATAAGGAAGATCGTATAGGTGCTCTTCTTAATGAAGAGAATGAACACATGGGATCTAATGAAGAGTTAGAAAAATCTCTTATAGATGTCAATGGTAAAATTGAAAAATTTTCTGGTGCAACCAGTAAACTTCGCAAGTTGGGAAACTTGAAAGGTAAGATTTCTAATAAGGTAGCAACAATTACAAAGGAACATAAATTCTTCACAGAGAATACGGTTTGTCCTACTTGTGATCAGCAGATCGAAGAGACCTTCAGAATAAATAGGATTAACGACGCTCAAAATAAAGCAAAAGAGTTGCAATCTGGTTATAAAGAACTAGAGGAAGCAATTAAAGAGGAGGAAGAGCGAGAGCGTCAATTCACAATTCTATCTAAGGAGATTACCTCACTAACACATGGCATTTCTCAAAACAATACTAAGATCGCTGGATGTCAAAGACAAGTCAGAGATCTGGAATCGGAAATTCAAAGAGTTACCGATAACCTTGCAAACAGAACTACTGAGAATGAAAAGTTAGCGACCTTTAAGGATAATCTAAAAACCACATACGAAGATTTAGCAACAAAGAAGGACACAATTAACTATTACGATTTCTCGTATAGTTTGCTTAAAGACGGTGGAGTCAAAACTAAAATCATTAAGAAGTATTTACCGCTGATAAATCAGCAAGTTAATAAGTATCTACAACTTATGGACTTTTATATTAACTTCTCACTTGATGAAGAATTTAGCGAAACCGTCCAGTCCCCAATTCATGAAGATTTTTCTTATGCTTCTTTCAGCGAGGGGGAGAAGATGAGAATTGATCTAGCACTCTTGTTTACCTGGAGAGAGGTGGCAAGGATGAAGAACTCTGTTAATACTAATCTATTGATTATGGATGAGGTGTTTGATAGCTCTCTGGATGGATTTGGCACAGAAGAATTTTTAAAGATCATTCGATTTGTAATTAAAGATGCAAATATTTTTGTCATCTCACATAAAGAATCTTTGCATGATAAGTTTGATAGTGTTACGAAATTTGATAAGATAAAGGGGTTTAGTAGAATAGTTAGTTAAGAACTATTGCGTGACATCACGAAAAGGTTAAGTATAACAATAACTTCATTAAGTTAGCATACGCTGACTAAATAATAACAGAATTGGAGAAATGGATGTAGTAAACTCCCTTTATTATTTTTTCATGAGGAGGACATCATGCACAATCTAGTATCATTTAATCAATTAGCAGACTGGACTAAAAGTCTTAAAAAACTTAGTCAAACCATAGACACTACGATGGAGGAGAGTGATCTAATTAACGATTACTACGAATGTTTAATCGAGTGTAGTGATAACCAAGCAACATGTAAACGAATTTGCAGACCAATTTTAACAGCTTGACCGAGACCAACCAATTGGAGAACTGTCACCTAATACCCCCGCCATAAGGTGGGGGTTTGGTATTATAGGTGCATACAAGACAAACCCATGGCAGTTCAACAAGAAATCAAATCTCAACTTGCCAAACTCCTTGCCACTGAAGACCTGGTGGTAGAGCACAAACAGACAGAGACTGCTTGCTTCAACGTCCATACCCGTGTTCTAACGCTTCCAATGTGGGAAAGGGCAAGCAACACCGTATATGACCTTCTGGTGGGTCATGAGGTAGGACATGCATTATTCACACCAGATGAAAACTGGCTAGAGAAGGTAGCAATTCCTCCCCAGTTTGTGAATGTAGTTGAAGATGCGCGTATTGAAAAGATGATGAAGCGCAAATATGCTGGACTAGCAAAAACTTTCTACCATGGCTACAAGGAATTACAAGCAGAAGACTTTTTCTCTATATCTGACAGCAATGTTGCTGATCTTAATCTTGCTGATCGTGCAAATTTATACTTTAAGGTCGGTAATTTTATAGACATTTCTTTTACTGAAGAGGAGATGGCAATCATTCGTATGATCGAAGATTGTGAAACTTTTGATGAGGTCTTGCAAGCAGCAGAAGAATTATATTTGTTTTGTAAGAATGAGAAAGAAGAGAAGGTAGATGATAGTGAGGTTCCACCTGAAATTAGTGGTAGCACGGATCAACCAGCAAATCAATTACCTCAAGAATCACCAGAAAATTCTGGAGATGGTGGAGATAGTGATGGTTCTGGTGAAGGAGTGAAAAGTGATACTCAAAAAATTTCTGGTGATATTCCTGATGATTTAGGTGTTCAAACTGCAGAATCTTTAGAAGGTAATCTTCGTGATTTGGTAAATTCTGATGGTTCTGACAATGTTTATGTTGAGGTTCCAAAAGTAAATCTTGACGTAGTGATTGCTAAGAATGATGATGTTCATCATGAAATTGATCGTTGGTTTAATCGTCAGCAAGAGAATTTTTCTCATGTAGAAGTTTTTGGAGAGGTTGATGCTGAGTTTGTTAAATTCAAACGTTCTGCACAGAAAGAAGTCAACTACCTTGTAAAAGAGTTTGAGTGTAAGAAAGCAGCAGACTCTTATGCCCGTGCTACCACAGCACGTACAGGTGTCTTAGATACAACTAAACTGCATACCTACAAATACAACGAAGATCTATTTAAGAAAGTTTCTG